TTTGACTGTGTCGACGAAAACTACGTTTACGCGACTGAAATCTAGTCAAAAAGATGTCGGACAAGTTTCGACATTGCCCATTGTTGCTGGCGTATGAATCAGAGTGTACACTTTTTTTGAAAATTTTTTAGTGTGCAATAAATTTCCTATATAGAATTTTTTTGAAAAATTTATTAGGGGTAGAAATTTTTTTAGAAGGGGTTTTGGTTTTAAAAAATTGTGAAAGGGTTTTTCGGTTCAATATACCCCTAAAATGGAAAATTCCCCCATGTTAGTATATCAATTTACGCCGTCTACAGGTGTAGCACGCATAGCCTAGTGGGTGGTGAGGAAAACGTACCACACCCACTCTAACACCGCTGTTCGATTCCCGCTAGGTACAACTGAATTTTCGGTATGCAAACTCCAGAGAAAAATTTAGGGGTAAGAAAAAATTTGTACGAACTCGAATTTCGTATGATGACCCCTGACAACAAAACCACAACCTCTCAACCCCGTAAGCGTGTTGCCCCAACCACTATAGGCTGGGGAGGGGCCATAACCCCGAACCAATACGCCCTCTACTTCGCTGAAGGCACACGCAATAACCCTATAGTAATAGAGTAAACAGAACAGAGCCCGACACTGGGTGTTCACTGTGAACAACCCAAGTGCAGACGAGTCAGTCGGCTCTTTTCTTTCGGACAATGAAGACTGCGAGTATTTCGTATTCGGACGAGAAGTCGGAGAGAACGGTACACCCCATCTTCAAGGGTACCTATGCTTGAAAGAGAAAAAATCTTTGAAGTGGCTTAAGACCAATATGCATAAGACTGCTCATTGGGAGATCATGCGAGGCACCCCTCAACAAGCAAGTGACTACTGCAAAAAGGACGGAGACTTTGTCGAAGTAGGACAGTTACCTGAGGCCCCCTCTGCGGCCGGTGGTGCAGGTAACAAAAGACGTTGGGTAGAAGCCTTTACCAAAGCCCAAGAAGGCAAATTTGATGAAATTGATCCTCAGATTCGGATAATGTATCATCGGACTCTGAAGAGTATCCATACAGAGAAATTGTTAGAACAGCCTCGGTTGGAGGGAGACCTTGAAAATTTGTGGTACTTTGGCCCGCCTGGCACAGGCAAAAGTCGTAAAGCGCGCGAAGATTACCCTGACTTGTTCCTTAAGGCACTCAACCATTGGTGGGATGGATATAGAGGTGAAGAGACTGTGCTCATCGAAGAGTGGGAGCTTACTAGCGGCAAGTATCTTGGACACCATCTCAAGATTTGGAGTGATAGGTACCCCTTCACCCCAGAGGTCAAAGGTTCCCATCTACCGAAACAGCGTCCAAAACGCATCATCATTACTTCCAACTACTCAATCGACGAATGTTTCGGACCATCCGTGGACCCCCAACTCAACACCGCAATCCACAGACGATTCAGAGAAGTCGACTTCGGACTCTTGTGAGTGGTGGTCCTTTGATGAGTTGAGCGATAGCGAATAAAAATTACTTTTGAGACCCGGCACTCGCGAGTGTCCCGTAGGGACCTCGCGTTTAGGATCACTTAAGGGTTTAGGGTTTAATACTGTGAGTTATGCCCTTAAAAGGGACTGGGCGATAGCCCGATCACTTACAACCGAATTAAGGTTTAAAAAAAACCTGTCCAGCGCTACATCTGGCTAGTATTACCAGATGTAGCTGTGGACTGGACCAGTCCACATGAAGTGGGGTACCCTCTGAAAAAAAGCGGCGAGCATCGGTGCAGCCTAATCACGATGCCTTATAGACGCGCGTATAAAAAACGTGTGTATCGTAAGAGACCCGTATACAGGAAGCGCATCGTTAAGAGAACTTATCGCAAACGTCGCTATGTCCGCCGCTAGGAGAAGTAGATCTGCCGGTCCAGCTCTGTCGAAGAGTGTAGTGAAAATTCGACGAGTGGCCGGTCCTTTTGGGCCCCAAAAGCAGAAGGAAACACAGATATCTTCGACGATGTACAACTCGTCTTTGGTAATATCACCAGGCACAACTGCTTTTCAGAAGCTACCTGATGTTGCCGCTGTGACACCACAGACTTTTTTTTCAATGACACCTCCTAGAACAGCAGTAGGAACAGGTTCCAATACGTTGCAAAGTTTGGGTGTGTGGCAGGCGATCAGCGGAATCGCTGCGTCTGCTACTGACCCATATCAACGCAATTTTTGGAGTATCAAAATTGACCATCCTGGTTTCAACGCATGTGATGTTTCGAAGTTCAACGAGAATGCAAACCAATTTCAGTATGTGAAGAATTCAGCAGTGGTTTGTGAAATTGAGTTGCCTGAGCCTCCGATGTCGAAGAGCATGCCTGTGACGATTACTCGTCCTGGGTTGATGACTTCTGCACAGTTGACAGGCTATCAGCAAACGATGATTACCCCTGGAGGAGGCGCCGCAGCTGCTGTTACGAGTAATTTGTGGAACGAGACCCGAGCAGTTGGTGTGTGGCAATATATTGTCATTCCACCACAACCAGGTTCGAGTATCAATTTGAGTCAGATAGGGACCCAAGCTGGATGGCAACGACTGTTGAATATGGGATATGTGCCACAGACTTGCAGGAGCAAGAAGTATCGAGTTGTGGCATTTCCCAAAGGATTCGATTATGCCGGTATTTTGGATGTTCAAAACAAGTTGGATCAGTTGAATGCAGGAGCTGGAGTTATCCCTGCATCAAATGGAGCTACCGGTTCGAATTACATGCCTGGCAATCACAATATGGTTCACAAAATTCAAGAAACCGATTGGAGTTGTCAGTTTGCCCCAGCCGCATATACTGATACATTTACTGGAGCTGCAACCGCGTCTAGGTTTATTATGCAGCAAGGTTTCGATGTGTTGGCATTTGGGTCTGCTCTTGTTTTTCAGTTCTGTGAATATGCCCCTCCTACAACAACTGGTGGAAGTACGGCAGGAACTTTTATTATGCCGTACAGTTTGACTGTGTCGACGAAAACTACGTTTACGCGACTGAAATCTAGTCAAAAAGATGTCGGACAAGTTTCGACATTGCCCATTGTTGCTGGCGTATGAATCAGAGTGTACACTTTTTTTGAA